ATCGCTTTCTTAGAAAGAATTGCTGAAATTTTTAATCTATCTGCACCTGGAGCTGAGTAATTTGAAAATCCTCTAGCATTATCAAATAGGTCTGAATTTTCCGAAGATGCAAATTCAATACTTTCTTGAACACTTAATCCAACTCTATAAGAAGGGGAATTTGTGTACTGATCTAAAATTAATGTTCTATCATCAACAGTTACAAAAGATCCTCTTATGAAATAAACACCACTAGAAATTGATACCGCAGATCCTGTTGAAGTTGCATTATCAGATATTAGAGATGCAATTGTTTGTCCAGAATTTACTGTAGTATTCCCATATTCAAATGTATCTAAAGATATTAAAGTTTCACCATCACTAAATGGATTTGATACATTATTAACATCAGAATCCAAATACTTTACATAAAGAGTATATGTATCATCAATTGAACTTTCTTTAGTTAAAATATTTTTAACTACCGCTGTTACTTGTGAATTTTGCCCCTTTATTTTCTTACCAACTAATTCGTTAATATATACGCCAACGTCTAGACCTAGATGTAAGTCATTAATCTTTACTGCATAGTATTCTGGATCGTATATTACATTACCAGGAATTACTACAGACCCTTCTTTGAAAAAGTGAGATCCAAAAGACTCTATTTGACCTTGTAGTATCGACTGTAATGTCGTTAATTCTCTAGACTGGACTGGAAATCCTGGTTTGAATAGTACCCTATAGAAATTATTAGAGGGATCAAAATCATCAAAATAAGGTGATACATTTAAATCTGTTTTTTGGGACATCTTTAGAATTCCAGTATAACTTTAATGTCTTCTTTTTGTCTTGGATTTCTCGTAACCACTGGTCTGTTATCTAGATATAGAATGGTTCCGCTTGTTTTATTTATCTCTGGTGAGGCAACTCCATTTGTAAATTGAGTTGCTAAATTAACTATCTTAGATGCTGTTATTGCAGTAGTAATTCCACTAAAGTTCGGATCTATAGTGCAACTAAAATTATTTGTTGCAGTAACTGTTCCACCAGAAGCAGTAAAGCTTACCGACGTAGTTTCGTTAACAACGTTGAAAGAATCCTTTTGATCGTATGATGTTGGATTGAAGAATAAAGATCTATCTACAAAATACTTTAAAACTTTGGTCTCATCATCATATGATGCAATATATCCAACTGCAGTCCCAACTCCAGATACAGACTGGTAAATTTTAGTTCCTGGGATAGCATCGTCTGGATTAGAAACAGACAGTAATTTCAATGAATATAAATTAGAAAACTGACTATCTGTAAATATCGACGTTGCAGACCCAATTTGAGTTGGGTTTTTGATAATTCCAATTTGAGAGAATTTTGTATCTAATGGAAAATCCTTTGTAGAATCATCAAATCTTGAGTAAATTAATACTTTATCAGTTCCTAGTTCTGTGTAAATATCAAAACCATGCCCTTTTGATGGTGGGATGATTGGAACTAGATTAGCAAAAGTTGTTGCACCAGAATTAATTGAAGATAAATCAACTCTTCCATACGTGTAATTTTTTCCACCAGAAGAAACTGTTGTTTCTAATATTTTTCCACCACTAACATTAACAACTACTTTTCCTCCAGTACCATCGCCAATAATATCTAATTCTGCACTAGTGCTATTATAACCTGCTCCTTGATTTTCTACGTAAACTTTTTTTATCTGGTTATTATTTACAGTAGAATCACCATTCTCTCTTACCGCTTGTATTTGAGCATCAGTGGTTGTTTCCCAGTCATTTGGGACTGGAATATATTCGATAGAATCAAATTTAATAATATCACTTGGAGAAACAGTGAACATGTATTTCCACACATATCCATCTCCACTCTCACCTGCTCTAGATGGTTCCAAGTCAATAAACGTTGGTTCATCCTGCGAGAAATTACCACCTGGTTTTGTTTGATTAGATCCGTTATCTATACAAACATAAACTCTATAATCACTATTAATTACATAATAGTTGGCGTCATACAATCTAGTTGAACTAGTTTGTGGGGACTGATTGTAAATGCTATAATCATGACGGTACATTTCATAAATTGTACCTTGAGTCCAATCAACTCTTCTTATAAGTCTTCTAACATTATTAGATGTTATCCTTCTACCAAAGATAATAGTATCTTTTACATGATTTAAATAATTTGGATTATCTGTAGGACTTGGAATATTTGTATCCCAAGTAGTAGACCTACCAAACCCAACAGCGTCGGGATTTGGTAGGCTTAAAAACACATAATAAGAATTGTTGGTGTCCTGAACAGAATCAACAAAGTTATTCGCATTTAGAATTCTAAATTGATCTGTGACAATTGCAGACATATTATTAGCTTTTTTCTATATTTATACTCTGTACTTAACCTAACTCTTTACTTAGGCCACCAGTATTCCTCAATCCATATCCCCTACGTAGTATTTGTGGGAATGTAGTGAGTCCACTATTCACTGTATATCCACTAACTCCAACAGAAATTGGACTCGTAGATCTTTCAATTCCGAACAATCTGCCCCAAGAGAATCTTCCTACAAAATCCGCAGATGTTTCTAAACCAGTGATGTTTGTTGTAGATAGAATATTGCAGGTTAGAACTCCGACCAGATTGTCTCTAGATATTTGGTTGATAACATAAACATTATCAGCAAATGTAGTTCCAATACCAACTACGTCACTATCTGAGGTGTTGATTGATGTTACTCCAGATCCAATATTAGTATCAGAAACATATATGTAATAACCTTGAAGAAGTGAGTCAATATCAGAATTCGAATCATACAATACTTGGAGATTGAGTGCTAGAGGATTCGATCCACTACCAGCAGATGTTGTTATTCCTGTGATAATTCCACTAAATCCTTCTACAAATCTAATTTCTGGAATCAGTTCTCTATTGAATGATGGAATAGATGCTGCAATAACTGCTGGTGGATTCGTATAAGTATATCCACTTCCAGGATTTGTAATACTTACAGAAGAAACAGTTCCAGCAGCAGAAACTGTAGCGGTTGCTGTTGCAGTGCTTCCAACTCCAATTGGACCACCAATCTTCAATGTTATAGTTGATCCTGCAGTGTATCCACTACCACCAGTTAGAATACCAATAGAAGAAATTGTTGAGAATCCGCTTACAGAGGCACTGAATCCTGCAGAAACTGGATTTGTATCCGACTCTACAAGGAATCCTTCAAATTGTTGTATCACAGTGCTTGTATTTGGATCATTCTCTTCATACTTAAACAGTTGAGCACTATCTACAAATATTTCTTCGTCAGTTAAAGAAACATCTTTAATAACTCTTGTTGCTGGTATAACAAATGGTTCTAAAGAATCTCTAGACTTGAACTGATAATCTTCTTTTACAATTAGATCTCTCTTTTGCTTAGACCAGTGAATTGGTCTGAAATTATCTTCATCAATACCATCCCCAAGATAGATTCCTGTCTCAACAACATCAGCACTTTGTATCAGAGAAACTGTGCGACCTGTTTGAGATACAGTTGAAGGAATGAAGTTATTCTTAACTAATTCTAAAGTATCACCTGGTTTTACAGTTTCATTTACATTAACAGTAAAGCTATCAACGTTGCGTGTTCCTCTATAGAAGAATATCGCTATATTATCTTCAGCCTTTGGTGCTTCTTTGAATCTGAAGGTTGTTCCACCTTCAAATACATATGAAACATTTGGTTCTTGCATGACTCCATTGAGGAAGATTAAAAGAACCGCGTTAAAATCAATCAGATCTGATTCTGGATTTGTTCTATCTTTTTCGAAACTTAGAAGCTCATTATTTCTGAATAATGGGAATCTAGTTCTTGAACCATTTTGCAATGATTTTATGCTATCAATATAATCAAGTTCACCTAACTGCCATGAAGCGAAGGAATCTGTAAATACATCTTCAACGGTGAATATTAATTCTTCGGTTGGTTCGGATAGTCTAGCATCAGTAACCAGTCCTACCAGTCTAAATTTATCACCTCTTCTAAATGCATATCCAGGTTTTGTGATAGTTGTTGTTTTGACTTCAAATAGACTTGTTCCAACTCCAACGACAGATGATTGCCCAACATTAACAGTCATTGATAAACCGATTCCAGCATCAGTAGTATTTCCTACAGATAGTCTAGATACACCACTGATTGTTAGATTTTCGTATGAAGGATCATCAATTCTAATAGATGGATTTGTATAACCACTACCACCACCTTCAATGGTGAATGATAGTGAACCACCAGCACCAACTGCTGCGGTGATAGTAGCGCCAGAACCAGTTGAATCGCTAATTCCTACACCAATTGTTCCACCATAATATCCAGAACCAAACGTTAAATCTCCATAATAATGATATGCAGTTCCCTGTCCAACATAAGTATGTGTAATT